ACTATCCCCGGCATCTTTAAATTTAGGCACACTGGCCACAAGATCGTTTATGATAGAATCTACCAGCCCATCGCCTAATCCTTTTTTGCGCAGGGCCTCCTCTAATTTACCGATCGCTTTCTCCTGATCTTTCATAGACTCCTTCATAATTCCTTCGATGGAAGCATTCCGGGCCTTCAGGCCTATCTGATCGCGTAAACTGTCATTTATACTATCGTAAACAATTTTAATTTCTTCGAGGCTCGATTTTTCAGATAACAGGTAAGGCATGTACTGTCCGTACTGCTTATTCATGTTCTCTATAGCCACTTTGCGGGCCATGGTGCCCTCGTTGGTCTGCTGTAAGGCATTATATACGTAACGAAGATTCGTTAGTTCTGTAAGAAGTTGTCCGTTATAACTTTTGGTTAGTTTGTTTACGTTATCCATCGCCTTGCGGGCCGAATCGGCTGCATCGGACACAGAAAACAGACTTCCGGCAAACTTAACAATGTCCTTTCCGTACATGGAAAGAACAGTAACGCCAAGTACCAGGGCAGTCTGCCAGGAGAACAATCCCCCAATAACCTGCTTAAATACGGGAACCGACTGTTTGCCTGCTGCACTTAAGGCGGCTGCTTCGATACGAGCCATCTTTAAGTTGTCCGCCAGGATAGGTAAGTTATTGGAAATAGCCAGGAAAAACATATTTGCGCCCAGGGTAGCCGAAGGAAGTTCTCTTACCACCTGGTTGATTGACATATTTAAGCCATTAAATGCCTGTCGGTTTGCATTAACGGACGGGATGCCCTTGCTAAGGGGTTGTAGCATGTGTTCGGCCTTGCCTTTAGTGGCATCCATAGCCTCGCCAACCTCTTCGATCGATTCGCGCACAACGGCAATCTGCTCCACCTGGTTGGTAACAGGCGATATCATGCCTGCCGAACTGTTGGTAACACCTTCAACAGCTTCATCTATCTGAAGGATCTCTTTACGTACCGCCTGAATGCCCTCCAGTCCCTCCTGTTTGAGCTTAAAAAGTATTTCGTAGGTGAGGTTGTTCATTTCTTAGGATCTTCAAAACGGTTCTTAATCTTGTTAAAATCAGCTTTTGGAGCCTTGGCTTTGGGTTCTTCTTTCTCCCAGCCAAACAGACCAAGGTCTCGGGGCGCAAACGAAGCACCCTCTTTTATTTTGTGTCTTACGGAGAAAAATGCAGTAAGGCGGGTGTTCTCGGCCTGGCGCTTCATGTGCGCCTCCTCCCTCTTACTCCATTGCTCCATAATAGCCTCAAACTCTACCGGAGTGAGGGCGAGGAAGTCGCTGTATGATAACCCAACGCAACCCATGCCCACGCCCAACAACTCCAGTATGTTTATTTTTTTTTTGAGGGAGTACCTTCCGACTCGGCTTTCTCTTTAGCGATAGCCTGGCTCCATGCCGAAAACTCGGCCATATCCAGCGCATCAGCAAAAGCCTGCACATCTTCAAACGGAAACTCCAGTTTATCTCGGCGGCAAGCACTCTTCACCACACAATAAAAGTAAGTGATAAGCTGCTTGTAGTCGGCCGTACCTATCTGGCCAAGGTCGCTACCCGTAAGCTCCTGGAATTCCAGTAGCGCCCCCATTGTGACCGCTACCGGATAACTCTTTTTGTTCAATAGGACTGTATTCATTAGGCGGCCTTCGTTTTAGTTTCCACTGCACCCGTATTTCCGAAAGTGGCGCTATAGGTAGCATCCGCATCGGCAGGAGCCGTTTCGTCCAGGCTATCTATAATAAACAAACCCTCTTCGTACTTATCCCCAGCAGTCTCTTCCGTGTTCGAATACTTCAGTAAAACAGGCTCCCCTGCCTTCCACATAGCAAGCAACGAGTTGTAACTTACTACAGCATCATCGCTACTCAATGCCTCTACACTGATGGTTGTAGACAGACCAGTTACCCGTTTTTCTTTCCACTTGCCCGGGTTGTCTTTCGTAATGCGCTGCTTCGTTTCGGAAGCATTGGCAATCTTATGGCTCGTAGCGGCCGCCGTTGGACTCCATACAGGGACCTCGGCCGTACCGGTGTTTACATACACCATAATATCTTTTCCTTCGCGTACACTCATTTTTTTATCCTTATTACGATAATTAAAATTAAAATCAAGATTACACCTATGGCAACCAGGTGCCATTTATCCGGGCTAAAAGCCTTCGTTTCTGTTTTTACATTTTCGGATACCTGCGATTTTTGTAACCGGTTTAGTTGTTTTTCGTATTCAAAAACCAGTCTCTGCAAGCTGTCGCACTCGGCCGATACGAATACGGTATCGCCTGCGGCCGACGCCGATAAGGTTGCCCGGGCCTGTCCGCTCTTAGCCGTAAAGCTGGCCCCTTGCGGGAGCTTAAGGAGGTCGGTCAGACTCACCGTCAAATTCGCCCTCGAGGTCGGGACCGTCACGAGGGAGGCGGTTAGTTTTTCGCTGTAGCTGATCGAGTCGCTGCCTGTTGTTGTTTTTGATGTCTGCTTTGTAGACCGACAACTCTGCCCTGATAGGGCAAACATCATTATAGCGACAACTACCCACTTTGAAAAGCATCCGCTCGAGGCGGGCGATAAGATCCCGCATTTCCCGTATTTCTTCATTTTGTTTAAGCAAAGCTTCGTTGTTACTTTCAGCCATTGTCTCCCAAACATCTCGCGTATCCTTAACCGCTTTCGCCTTATTTAGTCGCCGGTATGTCCTCACTAAAATCAGTTGCCAGATGCCGAAGCCAGCAGGCAAAGCCCACTGTAGTATGTCTAGGAGTCTGTCCATAACAACGAAGCGTTAAATGGTTATTAAATTATTCTTTCTTCTTTGAGAGTAGTCCGATTATCCACGTAAGCAACCCGGTATCAAATATTCCGTTTGCCGCCAATGAAGCACCTATCCCATAAGCCAGGGCGATGGGCCACGTTAAGCCAGTTAAAAAACCTAATTGAAGTTTCCACCCTATAAGCGTTATAAGTATACCGATCAGCCAACTGACTATCTGCGTTAAGAGCCTATTCGTACCTAAAGAAGGCGCCAGCTTCTTTATCGCTTCAACGGCAAGGGGGATGATAGCCACGAGAGCGGCAAAAGTAGAAAACACCATCTCGTAGCCCGATGGCTCAGAAACGGCATCCACAGTTTGAGCCATCAGACCGATGGCAAACAAAAACAAGCAAGAAAGCATCATTAGTAACAGTTTCATATCCGTAAAATTTAAATGAGTTTTTAATAAATTCCTGTATCCCGTAACCACGCCTGTACATCGAACGAAGGGCAGGCTTTTGCGGACAACTGGTTGTGTCCTATAATCTTCACGTTCGGATTTTTTGCGTGAAAGTCTTTTACAAACCCGTATAAGGCTTTCATCTGCGCCTCCGTGCGGGTATCGCAAGGCGTCTTTCCGTCTCGTTTCACGCCTCCCACATACACGATGTGCCGGCTAACCGAATTATACCCCGCGGCTCCGTTGGTTATCTCCCATGGGTCTACATTGCCATCTTCGTTATTGCGTACCAGGCGTTCTATGCGACCATCCAAATGGATCATATCCGTATAGCCAACCTGCTTCCAGCCACGACCACCTTTCGATACCGGATTGGTATGCCAGGCGCGTATCTGGGCCGAAGACACAGCCATCCCGTCCGGGGTGGCTGTGCAATGGATAACCAGGTATTTTAGTTTTGCCATGGTTTAGCTATTTGCTTCAAGAAGCGCAATAACACCCTTTTGGTCATCGCGAACGATATCCGCACCAAAGCGGGTAAAGCTTTCGATAATGGTACCACCAAGGTAACCAGGAGCGTCTTGATTCACGATCGTTCTTACAGCACCCTCGGCACGGCAAACCATCTGGTCGTTCCAAAACAGGTTAACCGGTAGCATGTCGTTAGAAATAGTAGCATCTGCACCGTAAGCAACGGTACCGGCAGCGTTATATAATCCACCTGCGTGACCTTCGTCTGTAGAGCGAGTCATAAACTCGATACCCATCAGCTTACCGATAACACCCTGTTCCAGTTTGGAACTGTTACCAGTCTTTTCGTAATCAACGAACTCGGGGATAGTCAGCAGGTCGGTATAAGCGTCTGCGGTAAGCAAACCATACCATTTACCTGGAAGCCCGGACACGTTCATACGCATCATCATGTTATGGATAGCCAAAAGATCCGCTTTAGTAAGCGCCTTGCGGGTAGAGGTCAAACCCACCACGTTAGTAGCACGAGCGCTACCGGTAGACTTAACGATATTAGCCGCGATAGACGGACACCATTTCAAGAAAGCATAGTTAGCAGCCTTCAGGTTCAACTCACCGGCCTGCTGTGCCTGTTTCGTTTCGCGTTTGTTGTAGTTAACCATCAACTGCGAATCGTTGTCTACCAACAGAGGAGCGCAATACAGTTTGGTAACTGAATACGTTTTCTTTGTGTCGGTCGATACTTCCACCTTAAGAGGCAATGAGGTTGGAAATCCCTCTTTAGCCTTGCCGATCTTTGTCTGAACCGGTTTTTCGACCGTTTCAACATTATCCGCCACCCCTGTCTCCCCGATAGACTTCTTGTAGAAGTCCGAATTGGGGAAAATCTGTTTTTGCAACTCTTTGCTATAAAGAGTCGTTCTGATTTCTGCCATCTATTAATCGATTTGAATGAATTTGCCAATCTGCACGAAGCTCGTGCCATCAAATACATACTCAACCACCTGAGTCTTACCAGCCACACCGGTAATAGTTTCCCCCTTCATGCCGGTACCAGGGATCAACGTCTCTGTTCCGGTAGATTTGGTTTTAACCAGCAAGCGAGCGCCTGCTTCAACACCCGCATCAATCGTCAGGTTGATGGTTCTGTTTCCGGTAGCGGCAACAGCAACCCCATCCACGATGGTAAGCGAGTTAACAATCTCAATTGCATTGGCGCCTGTGGCAACCAAAGCAAGCAATGTAGCGGCACCAAAAGGCCACTTTACGATAGGATTCTG